TCCCTTGCCCATGCTGCCTTATTACATTGCTTATACTTCTCTTGCAACATTTCATGCAGACCTTCGGGAGGATCTATATGTCCCTGCCATACAGGTATAGAAAATAGATTATGTAATTTTCGGTTCATCGAATAATACCTCATTCATATACATGTCTGCAAAGGCTTCATCAAACCATTGCTTTAATATTCCACGTGTCTTATCGTTTCTCTTCTGCTGTTTGCAATACCAGATCTGATCATCCAGTCTCTTCATTACATTAACCCAGAAGGTATCCTTCTCAGAGTCTAACACACCCTCTTTAAAGAAGGTAAGGTAATGAAGTATAACACAATAGAAGTTTGCTATATCTATCTCCTCTTTCAACTTTGTAAACTTACAGTATGGTGAGAAGATTTCATCACCCCATAGTGGTAGAGGTCTCTTACCCTCAAAATGATAATCATTACTTACTTCTCTTATACCACTCCAGAAATTATCTGGGACTCCATGCACAGGAGACACATCAACGATAGCAGCAGTGACTTGATCTTTATTAGCAACTATATCACACCCAAAAATAGGTAGAGGGTAATGAGGATCGGGAAACAATACACAATGTAGTATCCTCATCTCATTAATCTCTGCCAACTCAAGGTGCATCTTCCTCAAGACAGGAGATTTATACACTGTATTCTTAATTATTAACCCATCCTTCTTGACCTCCTTCATAGGACTATCAACCTTCTCTACACCAGGTAGATCCTGCATAGCATAGGACAATAGGACTGCTACATCTTCTACAAAATCACGCATAACTGAAAAAGAATTCTTTAATTATCTTCTCTGATTCTTCTTTACCAAAGGCACTACCCAGATACCCTGAGATAGGATCTAATCTTATCATATACTTATCAAAATCATGATAGTATTGACCATCCATACCAGTAGGTTTAGTCCTGTCTATCATCTCCTTATAGAGTGACAAATAATATTTGAATGTAGGTAAGTATGTATCAACAAACTTTGCTTCACAATGTCTTACGAATATATTGTTAGAGAAATGATTACCTGGTTCAAAGAAACGATACTTCTCTGTTGTCTTAGGTAATGGTGGCACGTCTAACAGATAATTCTCTGTCGGATGTTGGAAATCAAATACTATTATAACTTTCTTGTCACTAAATCCCATCAAGTCCATACCAAAGCAAGGGACTATCTCCTCTCCTACCTGTGGTGTCTTAGGATATATTATATTGTTGTGTATATTAAGCTTCTTACCGTCCCATATATCTACATGCCTAGATTTTAGGAAATACTTACCACTGTATAAGTCAGCAGTTAGTTTAGTGCCTTTCTTATTCTCCCACGTTGCATGGTTGGATTCAAATTTTAAGTCAGGGAAGACATCAAAGACTGCTGATCTATAACCAGCCCATAAATCTTTCATTATCCTCTCATATTAGTTTCTATACGTCCCTTAATGCTATTCATCTCAGAGTGATCTTCCTTGCTATCTGAATGGAAGACTTGTTCATACCCACTCTTCTCGATTAATTTGTCTCTTATATCCATCTGACGCTTCTCTTTAGCAATACGTCTAAGAAATGCGTAGTAAATTATTTGTGTGAAATAAGCGAAAGGATTCTTTGACTTAGCAGGATCAAAGTTATCGATATACTGGACACAATTCTCCACACCATCGGAGATCATATCCTCTTTATACATGTAGTTAATGAAGTTAGGTCTGTATGATAAATGTGTAGCAATCTTTAAGAAACATTCAGCAAGGTAGTGTGTAATCCTTGGTTTTTCTTTATCCAATGCCCGAGCTTCATCTACTGCTTGACGATACTTGGTGATCTCTTCAAGAAACTTTTTGTTATCTACATAGTGTTGTTTTTGTTTACGTGCCACGGCTGCCATATAATTGTCTCACCTTCACATATTGTATAGTAAAGTTTACTTATTGTCAATGTTTGTACGTTTCCAGAAGTCTTCTAATTGTCCTCTGAAACTAGATACTTGACCGACAAGTCCCATATTTTTATTGATTGGAATCTCTACTTCTTGCTTGTTACCACCCTTCTCTTTCCTTACCCACATTTTATACATGAGCACAGACTCCATTGACATGGGTGCCACGGTGACAACATCATCTTCATTAACCATATAGAATTCTTCATCAGAAAACATCATCCATTTCAGTAAACCAACTGCCATACCAGGTTGACCATCCTTCTCAACGTTATGCTGGTGAGGTGACGCAGGGTCTTGAATATAAAAGACAGTCTTGTCTGGAGAATCGTCTTCTTTTGTAGCAATCATGGAACCAAGAATGGTTTCCCCTGACTTCAGTTTAATAACACCGAAGAATTCTTGCTCATGTCTGATGTAGTTGATCATCTTTTAAGATTAACTTTGGTTATTTCATAATCGAAACTCTCTTCATCATATATCTTGATCCTTTCGGCAAGATGTCTAAGAGTATAATTATACTGGTGATCTTTAGAGCAGTCATCAGCAATGTCATACAACGTTGCCTGTGCTTTGTTATCACCTTTTCGTAATACCCTTCCGATTGACTGAAGATTCCTCACCCTAGACTTACTAGGAGATGCGAAGATTACATTATGAAGATTCTTAATGTTAATACCAGTGGAGAAGGTTCCATACGATGCTAATATTATAGCATCTTTTTCACGTTCGCATATACTACGTGCTTCTTCCCTCTCAACAGCATCAACACCACCGTGTATGAAGAAGATCTTACGATCTTTACTTACCTTATTATTTATGATTTCCCACAGAGGTTCTCCATGCTTCTCGATGTAGTTAAAAAGGACAAGAGTATTACCCTTTAAATCTAATGCTAGGTTACAAATAAAGTTGCTACGTCTAGTGTGCATGCATAAGAAATCCATCTCCTGTTGATAATGATCAAAGGGTACCCAACCATGTCGAAGTAGTACAACCCGCACCTTCAACTTTGTTAGGTGTCCCTTCTTCATCAAGTCAGCTGTCTTGGTTACCCTATCAACCCTACCAAACAATCCTTCTAATACTAGTTGGTGTGCTTCCATACCATCTAGAGTACCAGTCAAACCAATACGATACTTAGCATCCATACACTTGGTGAGGATACCTGTAAGACTCTTAGCCTTGTATTGGTGTGCTTCATCACCTATAATAACGTCAAACCTTTCAAAGAATCTTTTAGGCTCCTTGTATATACTCTGCCACGTGCTTATAACTACAGGTTGGTCTACATATTTCTCTTCACCACCCATGATCTTATGAACCTGCCTGACATTCCAACCATAATCTATAAAATCCTTATACAACTGTTCTACAAGAGAGACAGTAGGGACGATAATTAATATTTCTCTCTTCTTTAATAGGTGCCAACGCACCAATGCATATATTATTAATGATTTTCCCGAGCCCGTGGGGGATAGTAAAAGCTTGCGACGAAATTTAATCGCAGAGTAAATTCCTTTAAGCTGGTAATCTCTTGCTTTAAAGGGGAGCCTAAGAGCACGAACAAAAGCCGCTGTGCCTTCAGGTGTGACATACTCTTCAACCTCATTTGGTCTACCAAAGTATTTATCTTCCTTAACCTCATAATCATACCCATGTTGCTCTAGGTAGTCAGTAAGGTAGTCATATAGTCCAACATATATCTCACCAGTACCAGGTGAGTAGAGTCTTATCTTTCCATCCCAGTATCTTCGTTTGACTGCTGGCATAAACTTAGCACCAGGCACTTCAAACTGAAAATGCTCACTTAATTCCTTATGAAGATGAGGTTCTGCCTCCACCTTCAGGAAGATCTCGTTCTTCTTTATGATGGTGGTCATCGAATCCCATAATACTTTACAATTTCGATAGTGTTCTTGATAGCAAATCCTCTATTGTGGATCTCCTTAAGTATCCTATCAATAGAATTTATACAAGTTTCAAGGTAGTCTATTTTCTGCTTAGCTCGGCATACCTCATCATCACTATCAATGAACATGTCAAGATCTCCCTTCAATACCTTAAGATCAAATGGTTTCTCTGCGTATACAGAGGATGGTGCCTTCCCATTATAATATAACCACTTCTCTTTATACATCTTATTATACTTTGTCTGTGCATCAGACATCATAAGTTTAAATTCATTGTATAGTTGCAAGTATTTTGCATGGAGTCTAGGAGTTTCCATACTATCGTTGGCAAGCAACTCAGGTAACTCTCGGTGATCAAAGAATGCCTCAGCATCCTTTGCCCATAACTCCTCAATCTTCTGTAAATTCATAGATAATCACCAACATTATTCACTGTTACATTAACCATATACTCCCCCTCCTGACCAGTTGAATGGTAATTACCTTGAGGAAATGTATTGAATGCTATGCTATACCTATCTACATCATCATAGTTTGGCTCTGACCCATGAATAACATAACTAGGAAACACCATCAGACCACCTGGACCTAGGTGTGAGAATAGTTTACAGTCCTTATCAGGATAACCATCCAAATGAAATTGACCCCACTCTCTATCCTTTACAGGATCTAAGAATATAGTGGGTGCTCCTTTAGTAAGATAAAATATACCACTAAGATATGACATAGGATGACGATGATAGTCATGTCTATCTCCTGTCTTAGCATCAGATCTATTACCCCAAGACTTATTAACTACTAATCTATCACAGTGATACCCTTCATTCTTATGAATGGAATCAATACAACTTTGAAACCACTTATGTAACCTAACAAACTCTGGTCTGGTCTGTAACTGAACACTAGTGCCAACACCAGCAGGCTCATTGAGTCTCTTGAAATTTACTTTTTTTAATTTTTCAAGGGTATCATCAGTTAGATCTTCAGGTGCGTGAAACTTAAAGAATCTTACTGGGAATGCAGGGCATTCCTCATAATGTAATGTCATTTATTCCAACTGCTTATTACGTTTAGTATCTTCCTTAGATCTGATTTGATATGCAAGGTATCTGAATGATACTGTTGCCATAGCATACTCTGTGCCATCTACTGTAGCATTAAACTCTAATGCATTCAAGCTTATAGGTATAAGGTCTTCAAATACTACATCAAAGTTATGATTAAAGTTACTATTCAATACCATTAATGTAGCATCAGCATATAGATCCTTGTTACCAAACATCTGCTGCATCTTATTTACAAACTCGCTTCTCTCAATAGTGCTATCAGGAGTACCTAATGCACGTATCCAGTTATGTAATATCAAATAGTTTTCTAGGTTTTCATCTACAAGAAATGACAAAGTTAATGGGTCATACTCAATGAAACCTTCTAATGGTAGTGATCTAAATGGTGTAGACTGCTGCTGAATACTAAGATTCATGCTAGGTATGTTAGCAGTCTGACAAAAGTAAGATACCTTTGGATATTTTGCGAGAGCAAACTTGAACCCTATCGGAGATAGGAAGTTTCTATTCTCTATTTGCTTGTTCCAGGTTGTCATACTTATACGTTAGTCGATCCCAGATTCCTCTGGCGTGTTTATTATGCTCAACTAATTTCTGAGCCCAAATCCTATCCTCTAGACTAACTTCCCTGTTAAGTTTAGTTTTACAGGCAATGACTGTCAGTCTGAGTCTATAGTCTTTACTTAACATATTTATATACGTGGTATATATGCCTTATATTTGTCAATCTGTGGTAGTACATCTTGCTCAACCCTTTCCACAACCTGATCGATGATATTAACATCAAGACCTGCGAATGGTGGAACGATACCAAGTATGCGAAGTAAGCCATCTAAAAATAATGCTAGACATGTGAATCCAAGAATCATGCTAATGATAGTTGCTTCTCTATTATGCTTACGCATGGATGCTTCATCAATAGCACGTGCTTCTGCTACAGCAGCAGCGATCATTGCATCAACTTCTTCCTTCGTATAACATAGTGATTTTATTGTTTCTTCTGTCATGTACCATATTATAACACTACATCCAAAATTCGTCTAGTATGTCAAGTGTGCGGTTTAAATACTCGTCTGCACCTCTACATTCCCACTCTCCTTTCTCTCCGATCTCACACTTGTAGTGTAACTCTCTCTTGAGCTGCATGAGTTTGGAGGTCATATCGACTTTAGTAAGTCTGCCGTTCATGGCTGTTACCTATTCTGCATTAATATTTAGGTGTGCACATAAAAAAAGAGACCCCGAAGGGTCTCTCGTGTGTGTATATCGGGATGATATTACATTAAGTTAGTAACCTTAACACGTCTGTAATAACGGTTAGCGTTAGCAGTAAGAGCACCTTGACCTTGTGTAAGACCCTCAGCGAATGGGTTTGCAACCATTCCGTAACGAGTCTTAAAGCCAATTTTTGGTTGGAATGTATCCTGACCAACGGCTCTGACCATCTGT